GCTCTACTAAAAGAGCAGGACATCCGCTGCCGATAGGAAAGTCTAACCTCGGCACATTATTGGCAACGCTTTCTAAAATGCCAGCAGCGTTAGTTCTATACGCAGTAGTTGCCCTCGTAACAACAAAATCACCACTTCCGTCTTGTGGAAGCTGAGAGTATAGCTTACTCGCCTTAAAGCGGTCGGGAACAATTAAGAGGGAAGCGTTCGTCATTTTTAAATTATTATAGGTGTTATTCTGCCAGCAGCACAATCTAATGTCCGTGCATCAAAGCCATTTCCTGAATCAGCCAAAGACCTCATTTGGGTATTATAAGCTAAAATATAACCGTTTGTAGGCACAGGCATTAATCTAACGAACCTCGACTCGGCACAGCTTGTAGCGGTAGGGCTGTCTATTGCCCCGCCATCAGCTATTCCTCTTTGCCGATATTCATTATAGTATGCAAGGTAAAATCCATTACCCTGAAACAGCATCCCAATCGGGTAGCCGTAGCCGTAACGAACCATTATAAATTGTCGTAACCGATAACGCTTCCTGAACTAACGGTGACAGCGGTAATTCGCTGACCTTTTGCGCCACGGATAACTATACCGCTTGCAAGGCTTGCGCCTGATAAGTTGTAAAGAGTAAGTAAATTTATACCACCCTCGCCAGTTAAGGCGGTCAAAGTAGCTGCGTTGTTTACCACTAAAAAGTCGAATGATTTATCGCTTACTGCGCCTGACACAAGTTCCATCGTGCCAAGTCCGCCCATCATTTCCTGAAATATAGTTGCCATATCTTTTTCTTTTAAATGTAATTAATCGGGAATGATGCAAATGCTCCTACTAAAAGGCATCTCGAAATTGAACACCGCTCTCCAGCCTGCTACCTTGTCATCCCTTGCCTCTAAAAATCTTGTAAGAGAAACGCTGCTGTTAAGGGTGTAATTGAACTCAGGGTCGTCTTGGAAAAAAGAGATATAGTCGGTAGCTATTTCCAGCATATCACTTATTACCTCATCTTCGTTGTCCTTCCAATACTTCAAAGGGTCTGCATCTTTGTTTCTAATATCCTCAACCCTATCCATAAAGTAAACGCCCACGCTCATTGTACGGCTTGTATTAGAGGTGCTTGCGCTTTCCAAGTCAACGTACACCAAAGGGTAAGCAATGCGGTCTAAGGTAGGCTGTTTTAAGTTGGTAGTGTTATCCGTGCCAATAGACAAGGGGTCACCACAACCAAAGCTATTTACCTGCTCGTGTGCTTGGCTTAGTTTTAGTAACTGCGTCTTTAGCTGATTCCAACTTGGCATAATAGATCTTTAGTTTTTCGATGTTCTTCTTGTGAAACTTCATAGACAATCATTGCAAAAAGGGTTGTCACCTTGGTATCTTTCCTGAAAGCTGCGAGGGATTCGGTACGGGTTGGACAAGTTCAAGCCAGTATTGTAATTATCTCTGCGAGGTCTAATCGTGTCAACTTTAACGGAAGGGTTGTTAAACAAAGGATAATCGGTGCGGTACTCGATTAGGTAGCGAGTGATTCTTTCGCTGTACCACTCGGCATCGTTCTTGGCTTTGTTAATCAGCCTTTCGATTTCCTCCATTGACATCGAATCCGATTCCTCCGACCTTCTGCGAACCATTCCTTTGTTCATATACTTGAACGCAAGAACGTGTGGCAGTTCAAAGTAAATCCATTCTCTAATGGCTGGCTGGAGGTAGTCGTATAACAAAGTTTGATTCAAAGCACTAACGCTTCCGCTCACTATTTGAGTTGAAATCTCTTTATACAAGTCCGAACCGATAATAGACTGAATACGCATCTCCTGCACCTTTACGATTGTCGGTCGTAGTTGGGTATAAGATACGTTCTCGTTGATTATTGAGTTGGCAATTAAATCTTGCTCCGTTATGAATAGTGCCTTTGTCATACTAATTCTATTTTGTTGCCCTTACGAACAACTATTTGTTGCTGCCAAATGTGTCTGCAAGATGGTCGGCTGATGTCCGTACCGGGAAGCGTGTACCAACCGCCTCTGCGCTCCCAAACACTAAAGCCCATGATTGAACTCATTTGGTCAATGTCTTGTCGGGTGTATAGCTTGTTGAGCCTTATAAGCGTTCTGCAAAAGTCACGGGTCGTGTCAATCACTTTCGCACCAGTAGCATCAGGGCGAAGGTCGTAGCGGTAACGTATCTCAAAGGTTTCCTCTACCTCCGAATCGGGGGTGTCAGCTATTCTCGCAACTCTATCTTGGATAGTAACACGACCTTTTGAGATGAGGTACTCAATACGCTCGCTTACTTTTTCTAAAGGCACATCTAATCTTCGTGAGATTTGGTCTGCATCGACTTTTTTAGTCCTTTTGATTTCAGCTAAAATCCTCTTGTCGAGTTCTTTGTTTTCGGGTTCTACTTCCATGAACTCGGCTAACAAAGAGTTGTCGGCTTCGAAGCGTACTGGCTTTGACCTTAGAACTTGGTAGTTGTCAGCGTTTACACCAAACTCCATAGCCACGCTTTCAAACGCTTCCATTTCGTCTAACTCGCCCAATTCTCTTAGCTTATTTCGTGACCAGCCTAAAGCTGCTTTTCCGCCCCATAGGAGATACGAAATATAACCGCAGTCGCTTTGGCTGTCTGCGTTGTCATAATACGTTTCAGCACGGCTCAAATAGCTGTGCATCCTCTTTATGGTTTCTAACGATACGCCCTCTCCGTTGGCTAACTGCTGCGCCCTTACCTTACCAGTTTGGGTAGCGCATTTGTTATTGTTCTTTTCGTTGAGTTCGATTCCTCTTTTAGCGTTGTTTCTTACACCCTCTCCGTAGTCGGCAAATGTTTCAAACTCTTGATTAAACTCCATAGGCTCGCCTAAAAACAAATCAACTTGCTCGGCTGGTAAACCAAACCCTTGAAGCATTATAGTCGCTTGCTCCTTAGTCAAATCACCTTTGGAGTACTTGCGTACCACTCTAAGCATTTTGTCTTGCTGTGAGGCAGATAAACCAGCGAGAACGCTATTGCCCATCTCTTGTGGTGCTACTATTTCCGCAGGTGCGGGTGTTGTAAGGTCAGGCTCATAACCAGCCTTTTCTCTAAGTTCGTCACGTGTTAAAATTTGCAACAATGAAGCCTCCGTTAACTGCTCGCTAATCGGCTCGGTTGGTTGTAATTTCAAGCCAGTTACTCCGTTGAAAGAAGCAAGATAATTTACCGACCGCTCGATTCTTTGTACACGATCTTCGATGTAAGTAGCTTTGAAGATTTCGTATGACTCAACCATTTCGGCTCTGCCTCCGAGTTGTCCTTCGGTTTTCACACCAAATAACATCGGTGAGGTAACTCGGTGAGCAACGAAAATCTCTTGCTGAACCGTTTTATTTAGAATGTCAAACTGCTTATCTAAGTCCGAAGGAGTTAAAGGAGTCAGTTCGGGTTTGGTTTCGGGACTATCCGAAAAGTTTACAAGGAAACGGCCAGCGTTATCCGTACCGCCGAACTTCATCTTCATCTGCCTTTCGATAGCATCCGATTCTTCGGGGGTTGGGATTCCGTTTGGAAAGTTAATAAGGTAAGAACCCCAAAAGTTATTTTTGATATTGTTTACGTGGAAATTTGCAATCTCCACATCTAACTCAATATAAGCAGTACCGCCAAGATATTCAGGCAAAGGGTAAACCTTTACGCCTGCGCTGTATGCTCTATAATAAAATAGCTGCTTGCCGATTCTATTGTCGGGGTCGAAAGCTGGGATTTGGTTTACTTGGTTCAGCTGGGGGAATTGCCTTACCTCATATTCATCATACCAATCGTAAACATAAAACATCTTTTCGTCTTTGTCAGCACGAACTCTATGGAAGTCCACGTGACAAATCTCTGCAATCCCCCCACCTCTACTCCAAGTTACTTCCAAAGCAAAGCCGTTGTAGATTTCCATATCCAACGTTAGCTTTTGCGTTAGGTCGTTCATCGAATCATAAGCATTCGGGAACGTAGGCGAATCCAAAAAGGCTTTGGCAGCAGGTGTTTCGTTCTCTGATGTCCATCCTTTACCTACTATGTAACCGACTTTGCCATTCACGATGGCGTTGTGCTTTGCGCTCCTTCGGTAAAGGTTTAAGAGGTAGTTCGGGTAGTCGTTTTCAACTCCATAAGATACCCATTGTTGGCTTTTGTTTTCGATAAACAAAGGCACTTTATGCTGGTAGCCCTGCCAAGAAAAGGCGAAAGGTTTTTTAGAACTCATTGATAATGACGTTTAAATTGTCTAAGGTAAGCGTGACAGCGTGCGTTGAGCATTTAACATACATTTGAATCGTATCTCCTGAAGATAAAGGCACAACGCATTGGGAAGGAATAGTCACCTCGTTTGAGGTAGGGGTAACCGATACAAACTCCGAGCAAGGGAATATCTCTGCGTTTTTAAAGATAGCAACGTGAATCTTTCTGCTTGACTGCCCGATTACAGCAACAATTGCGCTTGTCCTAAAATACTTTAAATCACCAGTATAAGTAACAAGACCCGAAGCGTTCACGCTCAATCCGTTTCTATTAAATCCAGTTGTAATAGTAGCGTTAATTGGTGACCAAACATTCTCTGCTAAAGTGGTAGTGCCTGAAGATGCAAAGTCAAAAAAGTTTAAAACACTCGGTGTTTCCTCAATGTATGTCGCAGCATCTTGCATCCACCCACCAACTCTCGTTGCGGTGTTTGCACCTTGTGTCGTTTCGTTTTTGATGACAAGCGCATCGGTTAAAAGTTGTCCCATTAGTTAAAGGTATAGTCAAAGGTGTTATCAAACGTGCCAGTCGATGGCTCTGCGTAAGTAATTGTATTTGTTGCGCTCACAAAGGCTTGCTCACCCATTTGGATATAAGCAAGCCCAGTTTCTACTAAAGCTATATCGCCCTCGTATGCTGTGTAGGTATATTGACCTTTGGATAAATCCCCGACTGAAATACTAAACTTGTCGTAACGGCTTAAGCCTTGCGATTGGTTAGACGAGCGTAAAATGCTAAACGATGTAGTTTCGGCTGTTGCCATTGACCTCAACTCAAACTCGAAAGTAGTAGGTATAAACAGCAGCTTGGCATAGGTATCTATAATGCAATTTGATTCAGCAGGAAACGCACCATCTTGTTCGCAGCGTAGCTGATAGGCTGCCACGGCATCAAAGGGGAATGCAGTCGTGCATCGCTCGCTCCAAGTGACTACGATTTCATTCGACTGGTTAGATAGTAGGTAAAGCATCTTAAAGGTAAATGTATCATCTTAGCGAATGATACAAATCCATCCTCTTTGCGCCCCAATAATCGATGTTAAATTCCGTTTCGATTGTTTCTTTTAAATTGGCTGCCAAGGTCAAACGCAAATCTTTTTCGTGGATTAAGGTTTTTATGTGCTTGTGCCAATCTTTACTACGTGCCTCCCGAACCAATAAGCCATTTAAGCCGTGGTCGATTATGGTGTTATAAGGGTAAACATCGGAAGCAATAATAGCTTTCCCCATCGTGCCAGCTTCGACTAATTTTAACTCGCTTTTGCATCTATTGAAGGTCGTATCTCGTAAAGGTGCAAGACATACATCAACAAAGTTATACCCTCCGACATAAGAGTAAATATCAGCTGCTTGGATTCTGCCGTAGTTCTCTTGCTTGCCGTTACCCGTAAAGACTCTTTCATACGCTTCGTACATTGGGTTCTCGTTCCAGCCTCCTAAATAAAGCCGATACAAGCCGTTTAAAGAACGATCGTCTGCAAGAATGCCCATACCCGATTCCATTAAGATAATGTCCTCAAAATGCTGTGCGCCACCAAACCAGCCGAATCTAACAAACTCACTCGCTTCGGGTTTAGATTTGTACTGCTCGTAACCTGAAAAGGTGCAATTCGGAATTATTGAGACTTGAGGGTTTAAAATTGACACCTTTTCCTTGAGATAGGCATTAGTGCAGATAACGTGGTCAACTACTCTAATGTGGTCACGAATCATATTAGAGATGTTCCTTTCTCTATAAATAGAAAACATCGGGTGTCCTGATTCCAGCACCCAATAATCGTCAAGGTCTAAAATCAAAGTCACATTAAACTGGGTACATTTATCCCTAAGCCATTTAATTTGTTCAGGCGTTTCGCCCCACATTCTACTCACTAACACAATGTCCATCTGCTCGAAGGATTCATCGGAGATTCTAAATGGGTCAGGTGCTGAATAAAACGTAAGACCTTTGTACGCTGCATCTAAGTGAGCGTGCGGGAGTTCAAGTCGGTAGAGTGCCGAACCCGTACTTTGAATGTTGTGGATTAATGCTATTTTCATTGTCGTTTAGTAGTAAATGTATAAACACAAAAAAAGGCGCACCCCGTAGGATGCGCCCCTGCTCATTAACGACAACGAAGCAGTATTAATTAGTCAATGCAGCGATGATGCTTGATTGCACCTCACGCATTGGCTGCTCTTCCATACCTGTGAAGGTAACGTCAAAGCCGTTACGGTCACCGAAGGCAGTGCCACTTTGACCAGTTCCTGCGCTTAGTTCTAAGCCGTTCAAAGAACCTAACAACCAGTACACGCCATTGCGGTCAAGAACGATTGCCATCAGTCTATTTTGACCTAACAAACGCAACTGATTGCGAAGGGCAGCGGTCATTTTATTCAAGACGATTTGAAGGTCTTGTTGGTAGAAAATCGTACCGTTCTCCATCGAAGGGGTGATGGTTTCGGTAAATTGCGAGGTTTGCTTGGTTAAATCGTACTTCCAAAACTTAGTAGAACCTGAAGTGGTGATGCCTGAAACGACAAATCCACTTGTAGCGGTGATACCAGTTACGTTAGCGAATTCAATAAAACGAACCTCTTTGATGCCACCGACTGAATCTCGGCAGCCTAATGAATAACCAGCGGTTAATGCACAACTCATATTTTTAT